GCGCGAAGTGCTGCAAGACATCGCAGCGCACATCAAGCAAAACAACGGTAAGGTTGACTTCGACACCTTGCGCGAAGCGGTCGCGTCAGGCCGTGGTATCGGTAAGTCGGCCCTCGTCAGTTGGCTAGTGATCTGGATGTTGACCACGCGGATCGGCTCCACCACCATCGTGTCGGCCAACAGCGAATCGCAGTTGCGTAAAGTGACATGGGCCGAGATCACCAAGTGGCTGGCGATGGGGCTGAACAGCCACTGGTTCGAGGTGTCAGCCACCAGCCTGCAACCGGCCAAGTGGTTGACCGAGTTGGTCGAGCGCGATCTGCGTAAGGGCACCAGGTACTGGGGCGTTGAGGGCCGGCTTTGGTCGGCTGAGAATCCAGATGCGTTTGCCGGCGTACACAACATGGACGGCGTGTTGGTTATCTTCGACGAGGCCAGCGGTATTGATGACGCCATCTGGGCGGTGACGGCGGGTTTCTTTACGGAGAACACGCCCAACAGGTTCTGGTTTGCGTTCTCCAACCCGCGCCGCAACACGGGGTACTTCTACGAGACGTTCCACTCCAAGCGCGACTTTTGGGATACCAAGGTGGTGGACGCCCGCACGGTCGAGGGGACGGACAAGGCGGTCTATCAGCAGATCATTGACGAGTACGGGCCGGACTCAAGTCAGGCGCACGTCGAGGTGTACGGCCAATTCCCAAGCGCGGGCGACGATCAGTTCATCGGCGCCAATACGGTGGACGAGGCCATGAAGCGGGTCAAGTACCAGGACTTGAGCGCGCCGATTGTGATCGGGGTCGACCCGGCGCGGTTTGGCGCAGACGCGACAGTTATCGCCGTGCGGCAGGGGCGCGACATCGTGAAGATCATCAGGCACCGAGGCGACGACACTATGACCGTGGTGGGGTATGTGATTGACGCCATTGAGGAATACAAGCCCACGCTGGTGGTCATCGACGAGGGCGGGCTGGGGGCGGGTATTGTGGACAGGCTCAAAGAACAGCGCTACAAGATCAAGGGCGTAAACTTTGGCAACAAGTCCAAAAACCCGATAATGTACGGCAACATGAGGGCGCAAATGTGGGGCGACATGCGGGAGTGGCTGAAAACGGCCAGTATTCCAAACGACAGGTTCTTGAAGACGGACTTGATTTCGCCTATGATGAAGCCTGATTCACGTGGAACAATCTTTTTGGAGTCAAAAAAGGACATGAAGGCGCGTGGTTTAGCCTCGCCAGACGCTGCGGACGCTATTGCAGTGACGTTTGCGTTTCCCGTGGCCCATCGGGGCGAGTACAATGCGCGCACAACCACCCGCCGGACGTATTCAGACACTTCGGCCAACACATCTTGGATGGGAAGCTGACATGGCAACGAAAAAAACTGTTTCTCTGAGCGTAGGCCGAGGCGAAAAGTTGCCTGTATCCAAGGGCGCTGGCCTGACCGAGAAGGGTAGAGCCAAGTACAACGCTGCGACTGGCTCAAACCTCAAAGCGCCAGCCCCGAACCCCAAGACCAAAGCAGACCAAGGCCGCAAGGATTCATTTTGTGCAAGAATGGGCGCCGTAGCGGCCAACGCCAAAGACGGCGAACGCGCTAAAGCAGCCCTTAAACGATGGAAGTGCTAATCATGGCAACAAAACCTGGCCTTTATGCCAATATTCACGCTAAACAAGCTCGTATTGCCGCTGGCTCCAAAGAGAAGATGAACAAGCCTGGCAGTAAAAACGCGCCAACGGCCAAAGACTTCAAAGAGTCGGCTAAAACTGCAAAGAAAAAATAATGGCAGACCCAACAGGCATTGTCGCCGCCGCAGCAGTGGCTGTTGGTGGTTCGGCCAAAGACAAAACCGACGCTAGCGTTCTGGCTACCGCCCGCGCCCGTCTGGACATGGCCGTGTCGGCGCTGTCTGAGTCGCGTGAGGATGAGGTCGATGACCTGAAGTTTTATGCCGGTTCGCCTGATAACCATTGGCAGTGGCCTGCTGATGTGCTGGCGACTCGCGGCGCGGTGCAGGGCCAGACAATCAATGCACGCCCGTGCCTGACAATTAACAAGTTGCCGCAACACGTGCGCCAAGTGACAAATGACCAGCGGCAAAACCGCCCTGGCGCTAAAGTCATTCCCGTGGACGACAAGGCTGACGTGCAAGTCGCTGAAATCTTCAACGGCATGATCCGGCACATTGAGTATCTGTCGGACGCTGATGTGGCCTACGACACGGCCTGCGAAAACCAAGTGTCCTACGGCGAAGGCTACTTGCGCCTGCTCACAGAGTACTGCGACGACAACACGTTTGACCAAGACATCAAGATTGGCCGCATCCGCAACTCGTTTTCGGTCTACATGGATCCGATGATCCAAGACCCGACTGGCGCGGACGCCAAGTATTGCTTCATCACCGAAGACCTGACCCGCGCAGAGTACGAGCGTCAGTACCCAGACGCAGCGCCTATTACCACCTTGCAGTCTTTGGGTGTGGGCGATCAGTCGATCAGCAACTGGCTTAACGAAGACACGATCCGTGTCGCTGACTACTACTACATCGACTACGACCGCGCTACGCTGAACTTGTACCCAGGCAACATCACCGCGTTTGACGGTAGCCCCGAGGACAAGCAGCTAAAAGCTATCTACGGCAAGCCCAAGAAAAGCCGCGAGTCTGACCGCCAAAAGGTCAAGTACTGCAAGATCAACGGCTACGAAATTCTCGAGCAACGCGACTGGGCGGGCAAGTACATTCCCGTGATCCGCATCGTTGGCAATGAGTTTGAAGTCGATGGCCGCTTGTATGTGTCGGGCTTGGTGCGTAACGCCAAGGACGCCCAGCGCATGTACAACTACTGGGTCAGCCAAGAAGCCGAGATGCTGGCTTTGGCCCCCAAAGCGCCATTTATTGGCTATGGTGGGCAGTTTGAGGGCTACGAAGACAAGTGGAAGACCGCCAACACGACCAACTGGCCGTATCTGGAGGTCAATCCAGACGTCACAGACGGCCAAGGCGCTGTTTTGCCACTACCGGCTAGGGCACAGCCACCAATGGCTTCTAGCGGCCTGCTGCAAGCCAAAGCGGGCGCTTCTGAGGACATTAAGTCCACAACCGGCCAATACAACGCTTCTTTGGGCATGGGCAGCAATGAACGCTCTGGCAAGGCTATTCTTGCGCGTCAGCGCGAGGGCGATGTGGGCACCTACCACTACGGCGACAACTTGGCCCGTGGTGTTCGGCACGTAGCCCGCCAGCTTGTGGACTTGATCCCAAAGATTTACGACACCCAGCGCATTGCCCGCATTATCGGTGAAGATGGCGAGACTGAGATGATCAAGATCAACCCTGATCAAGAGCAACCGGTCAACAAGATCGTGGACGAGCAGGGCATTGTGATCGAAAAGGTCTACAACCCAAGCGTGGGCAAGTACGATGTGGTGGCTACCACTGGCCCAGGCTACGCAACCAAGCGTCAAGAGGCGCTGGAGGCGATGGCTCAACTGCTGCAAGGCAACCCGCAACTGTGGGCAGTGGCTGGCGATCTGTTTGTCAAGAACATGGACTGGCCTGGTGCCCAAGAGATGGCAAAACGCTTTGCCAAGACCATTGATCCAAAACTGATGAGCGATGGCGAGGACAATCCAGAACTGCAAGCCGCGCAGCAACAGATGCAGGCGATGGGCCAAGAGATGGAGCAGATGCACCAGATGCTTACCAATGTCGGCAAGTCCATTGAGATGCAAGACATGGAGCGCAAAGACTTTGAGGCTGAAGTCAAGCTGTACGAGGCCGAAACCAAGCGCATTGCCGCTGTGCAAGCGGGCATGACTGAGCAGCAGATTCAGGACATTGCTATGGGCGTTGTAGCTGCGGCGATGGAGTCACAAAACACAGTGAACCAGATGCCTGAGATGCGTGAGCAGTCTGAGATGATGCCGCCCGAACAAGAAATGATGCCACCACAAGGAATGCCACAATGAAACCCGCTGACTTTATAGGAATCTTGTTTCTAGCCCGTGATGTGACGCACAGCGTTCACTTGAACACCCGCAGCTTTAGCAAGCACGAAGCGCTTAACATTTTCTATAACCGCATTGTTGGTGCGGCTGATGATTTTGCCGAAGCCTACCAAGGCCGAAATGGTCTGATCGGCCCGATTACCCTGCGTTCGGCAAAAAAAACCACCAACGTGATTGAGTTCTTAGAGGAATCGTTGGCTGAAATTGAAGGCGCTCGGTACAATGTCTGTGATAAAGCAGACTCATCGCTACAACAGTTGATAGATAATATCGTTGAGATTTATCTTCGCACTTTGTACAAATTGAAATTCTTGGCATAAGGAAACATCATGGAACTTCTAAACCCGATGAGCAAAGCGGATTACCCCTCTTACACTGCAACTGCCGGTGCTAGCGCTGGAAACACAACCGCATGGCCCCCCGGCCCGCAAGGCGTAATGGTTTGGTGCGACCAACCTTGCTATGTTGAGGTAGGTGTTGGGGCCGTAGCCACCAGCGCCAGCACACCAATTCCAGCTTTTACGCCCATCCCGTTTGTTGTACCAATCAATTCAACCGGCGCCCCTTGGCGCGTCAGTGTGATACGAATTGGCAGCACTGATGGCACCGCGTATTCCAAACCCATCAACAAGCAATGAGCTTCGGTGTAGCTTTTCGCAACGCAGTAGGTCTTGGCCTAGGCGGTGTTATTTCGATTTTTGGTGGTCGCAACAGCGAACAAGCCCAAAGCAACTTTCTTACCGAGTCCTCCGACAACCTCGTGCAAGAGGACGGCGGCTTGATT